GTCATTTTGTATTAGGAGTGATCTTTTCACAAAGGCATAAGTATTCACATAAGCACAAAAATGATTCCTCTCAGGTAGATCATTTTTTTTAACACTAAACATCCTTATGTAATCATCAGAAGTCACAAATGGGCTGACTGTCACAAAGCTTTCAATATTATTCAAGCTATCCATATAATCCTTCTTAGCATCTGAATAGTAAAGTCTAGTTAGACATCTGCTGAGCCTCAGAGAATCTGAGCCGTAGAGTGAAGATAAACTATTAAAGATACCTTGTGCCATCCCCTCAGCACATTCTATGTAATGCATAGCAGGATTAGCTATTCTTGTGTTGTCAGGAACATTGAAATCAACATTCTTGTATACCTCTTCTAAAGAATGTAGTTTCTTGAATAATCTGGTGGTATCTGTGTTTTTAATGTCCTCCAGATCAGGATTCTCTGTCTTTAGGAAGTTTTTGAATTTCTCATAACTCTCAGAGAGGCCCTTAGGCATCATGAATTTCTTCTTTGAGAACCTTCTTAGGATACTTCTAATAGCATTTCTAAGTGTGGCATCAGATGTTCTCATAGCTAAACAAAAATACAAGTTTGGAGCAAGCATTGAAGGTCCCCACTTGGTGCAATCTGCACTGTCATATATCACATTCTCTTTATGTTTACCTGATTTTCTGGCTTCTATTCTAGCATAAGCTTCTGATATCTTGAGGTTAACATTAGGGTGCTTTATCAAGTTTGTGTAATCTCCATGCCGTTGATTGATCCTCCTCACTTCATCAGTCAAGTATTCTACAAATGCGCATCCCACCCTGCATGGAGAATTCATGATAGCTATCTCTCTCGGACCTATTTGATCCTTGTGGACCATTCTAAAGAAATAAATCTCCTTTGAAATAATGTTGTGATACACTAGAAACATGCCAGCATCAGGGCATTTTGAAGCCTCCAAATAATCTTCCTCGTTAAGCTGCTTATGAGGTTTAAACCCTGAGTCACTATTATAATCAGCCTCTCTTTCCTCCATCTCCCCTCTGAAAGCTCTCAATGAGTTCACCATAACTGTATACCAGCACTTTGCCCCGAGTCTCGGCACTCTTTTTTCTGTCTTTTCAGGGTCATATTTAAAATTCTTTAGTTCCTCCTCAACAATTCTCTCTCTTTTCTTCTTCTCGATATTCTTATGAAGATTCATCAACTTTTGTTTCTTCAAGTAAATCTGTCTTCTTTCTGTCATTTTTTGTTCTCTCCCTTTGAACGGAACTATTCCATTACTAGTGTCTAAAGCAGATCCTCTGTTGTTCATGATCGTTGAGATTTTGAAATCTATGCAAGCTCTACCTAACTTGTACAACTTTTTTGAGACAAATCCAAATGTTTTCCTAGGATTAAAAGTCTTAGAGTCATTCTCAGCAGCTTGATAAGTTCCCATAAGTGTTTGGAGAATCACCCAGGCCGGGTTAGGACAAAAGATCCCACAATTGTCCATCCTAATCTTGTCTGTGCACATGGTTACAAGATAAAGCCTTAGCCTTGCATTTCTCTTATTGGTGTGCACCTCAAATCCTTCTTCATCAACAGTTACCTCAGAATCTTCCCTTTTAATTTCCAATATGTTCCTAAGGTTTGCTAAATCCTCCTTGATCAATTCTTCATAGTTAAACTTTTTCTCTCTCCCATTCACTAGGATTCTTTTCTTTTGCGCTTTAGCATATTTCTCTCTAGATTCAATTTGTTTTATAACCACTTGGGCCTGACTCTGAAT